TTAGATGCCATCACTTGAAGTTGCTGGGGTAACTACACTTGCTGACCCATCTGCGCTAATGGGTGCCTCGGTAGTTAGTTCGCTAACTTCAGTTGCCGCTGGTCTTTCGTTTTCATCTACAGCTTTTAGCACATCTTTGTGTGTTGCGATCCGAGGATCAACAACTGGCACATGAATGTAGCCAACGACACTTCCAGTGAATAAAGAAATTGACAATTTACTCTCCTTTAGTGTCTATTTAGTTTTATTTATACCAGTCTTCAAAAAACTGCTATTTTGGTTAGTTTTTGCCCTCTAAATTGGCCCACGCCATCTCTGCCGCTTCTCTTACAGACATATTCTTAGCAGGAACCTTACTTCTTGTTCCCCCGTTTAGGCTTGGTTTTACACTTGGAACAGCTTTTGCTGTTTGACCGCTTGTAGTGTTAACTTGGGCTACTTGTGGGCTTGTTTTTGCTCTTGTATCCAGAATTTGTTTGATTTCAGGGTGTTGCTGACAAGCCAGCGAGTAAGCGTTCTTAAATAGTTCAGGGTAGTCTTTGCCGCTAACTAACTCTGCATCAATGATCTTGCCCATAAGGTGTGCTACATCTGCATAAAACTCGTGTGCTGGGTCATTTGCAAAGGATGTGACTGCTGATTCAACACTCTGTCTTTCTTCTTCTTGTTTCCTTGCTTCAAGAGCTTTTTTAACTTCTTCTTGCACATTGACTGGTTGTTGTTGCTGTGCTGTCTGTGCTACTTGTGGCACTGACTGTCCCGCAAACAATGATTGTAATGTCGCTGGATCAGGTTTGAAGTGGGTAATCAAGTTATATAAGACTTGAGCTTTAGTCTGTGGAGTTCCATTGTTAAGCGTATAACTTAGGTTAAACAGTTCTTTTGCGTGTTGGGCAGCGGTCAAGTTAAACTGACGCAGCATAGGTTCATAAGGTGCTGCTATTTCTTTAAATTCGCTTGCTAACTTTCGTTCGTTATCTGTTTTGGAGAGTGTTTGCTGAATATCACGCTCTCTATCTGTCCAATATTGTTGCACCGTGCGATCAAGCGTTCCCCACTTTTCACGGATTGCTGGTGGCATTCCCGCTGGTGCTTTGATTGGTTCCAGCACACGACCTGAAATCGGATCAACAGGCTTATCAGTTGCGGCAACTGGTGCTGTTTCAGGCACGCCGTCTTGTTTTGGAAGAGCAGTCTTTGGTGCTACTTCTGTTTTAGGTTCACCACCCATTTTATCAAACGATTCACTAATAACATCTCGTAGTGATTTACTGATTGGTTCTGCTGTTTTTTCAACTGCTGCTGGTGTTGATTCTGTTGATGATGGTGTTGCTGTTGTTTGGTTTTCAACTGCTTGGGTTGCTGATGCGTCTACCGCAGAGGTTTCTGCTACTGGTGTTGTCGTAGTGGTGTCCATATATTTTCCTATCTAAGCTCTATCTGGCATACTAACTGACTTATTCAGTTAGTATGTGATTGAAGACTCTCAGATATATTTATGTTGGATGAGCAATTACATTGATTTATTGACTACTTCTTCTACTGTTTTGCGTCTGTCAATATCTGCTTGTTTTTCAAGTCGTGCTTTATTCATTGCGGCTTCCTGTTTTCCCTCATTTCCAACAATCAAGTTATTTTCTTTTATGTATTTTTTATATGCCGCCCCATCTTCAATCCACGTGTTCTTCGCATCTGGCATGTGCATACCTTTATGCCCTGTAAAAGACATTGCGGACACCATAGGCGTATCCAGTGTGCGTATCGTAGGTTTACCGCAACAGTTCGGAACATCATTACGATTTGCTACTGTGCGTATATACTCGTGTTTTGTATTACATATAGGGCATTTACTTTGATAAGTTGGCATATTTATACTCCTAATGTAGTTGTTTGTGGCATACCAAGTTCCATCAAATCCATTGCAGTGTTATGGGCATTATCGTGAGCAGCATCGTTTGCACTAGCATGTGCTTCAAATGCTTTTATTGCAAGTTTTTGCTGTTCAATCTGTGAATTTAGCTCTGCTTCTCTTTGATTTTGTGCTATTTTCATTTGCTCAATCTGCGAGTTCATAGCAGCAACTTGTTGACGGCCTTGCTCTTGCATTGAAGCGATTTGCAGTTGCGTTTGCTGTGATGCAGCTTTCTGTGACGCAGCTTGTTCTTGTGGTGATGGTGGCTTTGGCTGGCCTTTCATTTGCTGCATATTAGCCATCATTCCATCCAAAGTAGCATCCAAATAGCCTTCTATCTCACCAGAGTTTTTAAATCCTGCTACTGCAAACTTAATCAAGTGAACACCAAGCGGTGCCAGATCTGGATTTTGCTGTGTTACTTGCATTAGTTGCCCCACTGAGTTAGCGATAGCAGTCACTAATTGAGTGCGGTCATTACGCTCTAAGTTCCAGTTTGCAAGTTGGATTTGATCAACACTAACTTCAACTTTGAAACTTGAAAGTAAATCATTCTTCAATAACGCAATCGCTGCTCCAATGTATTGTTGATCTGCTTGCGATAATGTTCCTGCACGAGCTAGGATTATTTCTGGCTTGTAGAACTTGCAAATCAAGTGCGATTTAAGTCTTATCAGCGACTGTGCATAGAGTGCTACTTCGCGTTGGTAAGTGCCTAAACGACTCGTTCCAAACTGTCCCTTTTGCTGTGTTGCTGCAGCACTGTCATATGCCTGTGTTTCACCGCGTATAAAGTCTGGAATAGCTTCAATCTCCCAAATTTGCTGTTTCAACTTCTCTTGTGCCATCAAAGACTTTTGATAGGTATCTGCGATTTCTTGTAGTGGGGCAAATTCAATGGCATTCTTTAATCCGCCTTTCTCTGCCATATTCACTACCCAGTCAACTATACCAATACCTTGTAGTTCGCCTGTAGTTGTATATAAGTCTTTCAGTGCGGTATTGCCTGCGTCGTATACCCACTTTAACTGCAATGCCTGTATCAGCATCGTAATACGGTTTTGCAAGTTATCTAAGTCTCTGTATAAGTCTTGAACCAGCGAGTAATCTGATATCGCAATGGTTGAACTTGTAGAGAAGCGACCTAATGGTGGCAACGGTGTAGGGAAGAAGTTAGTAAACTCGTTTGTATCCGCTTTAACATCAAGCGGAATTTCAGCACTTTCAGCTATCCAAAAAATCAGACGAGTTTCTTTGTCCCAAATCTCGTAAATATCAACCGTTTCTTGTATGTTGTTTTTGCTCTTTAGCTTGCCTGATTGGTTTTTGCTTGCGTCTTCTTTTTCGTAGTTCAACTCTTCAAGCGTAGTCTTGTCACAAGTAGCAGCAAAACGAGACGCAATCGCTTCTTTTGACATAGGAATACGGCGAGCCACCCAACGGCAGTCTGTCCAAACTTGGCAAGGTGCCCATAAAAAGTCATCCCAGCTTACATAATCAATAGCGGCTAACTGATCAACAATTTCGCTACCAGGCACAGTTGTTTCAATCGCCTGCCCAGTAATGGGGTCATAGGTTAGCAGAGTTTCTGGTTCTTGCTCGTCTTGCTCTAATCTTACCCATCCTAGTCCCATACCTGGCACGAGACGGTCCCAAATCATGTTACGGAACTTTGCATCAAACTCACCTATTTCCAACTCATAAGCTAAGTTACGAGCGAGCAGGTTAGCAGCTACACGACTAACATCATCATCAGCGTCCCCAAAGCGGCGGCGAACATCAGGTTCTGGTGTGCGAGCATATAGAGCGGCCAACTTAGTGTCCACGTTAGCAAATAACAGGTTATAACGAGACTGACCAGCAGTTGCATCGTCTCGCGTGTCGCTATAGCGTTCGATTGTCTTTACAGCACGTTGATCAAACTTCTTACGCTCTTTGCGGCAAGCCTCTAACTCTTTGTGCCAGCGTTGTTTTTCAGTATCAGTTTGATACTTAGTTAAGACAGGGTCTTGCTCAAATGAGTCCTCTGAAACCTCTGCCTCTAAACCTGTGTCGTATTCTTGTGGTGTATTCATCTTGTTTTCTCTTTTTTATATGCGTGGGGTGCCCGCTAATGCTGCTTGCTTTGCTTTTGCTTCTCTGTCACGAAATGCTGCTTCAAGCGTCCAGTTGCTTGATCCTTGTCTACCTATATTTATGTTGACCATTTGATAGCTTGCCCTTTGGAGGTATCTCTCGCGTGATCTTCCTAAATCAGTTGCGTTGATGCTTAAACTAGCGTATCTGAACGCATCTGCCCCGTGTGACCACTGATCGTGGGTATGTGTCTCTGCAAACACTTTTCGCTCCATATCCCACTTACGGCTATAGTTATGTAGTGCTTCAACGCCGCGTTCGCATACACCCATATCAAACTGGATTGGGTAAGTGCGAAGAGTCTTTCTTACAGAGTCAATGCCATCTTTAAAATCTAAACGCGGAACAATGCGGCAAGGTGCTGAATAACTGCGGAATGTGTCTAATACTGATTTTTTTGATGCGAATGTACGGTGGACCGCATCGTGTGGCAGGAACCAAGTCTCATAAGCGTATGGCTTAAGTTGTAAATGTTCAACCAGTTCTTGTGCGTCGTATCCTGTTTCTTCAAAATAGTCAATAAATCGAACTTCACCGTTGACAATTTGCCAGAACCATACTGCTGTTGCGTCTCTATGCCCAATGTCCATTGCGAGACTAACTTTTTCAAAAGGATCAATCTCTATGTGGGGGAGAAAAACATTAGCTCTTCGTTCTAGCTCTTGCATCTGCTTGCCATAGAAGGAGCCTACATTTGCAGCTTCAAAACTGCACTCATACTCTTGCTCGTATAAGTCATCACCTAAGTCTATGCGTCTGTCGTCTAGCACTTCTTTTGCTACATAGCCTGTATCGCTTGCTTTTAAACACAGATAAAACCATCCGGCAGTGCTTTGAGCGATTTTGTGCTTGTCGTAGAAGTCGTTTTTGCCTTTTGGCGTGCCCATGTATACAATAAAACCATCTCGATCACTAAGAGCTGGCAAAATTACAGACATAACGGTCACAGCCTTCATATCCCCAAATTCGTCTAATATCACACCGTCAAAATAGCCACCGCGTAGTGAGTCTGGGTAGTCTGCTCCATATAGTTTGATAACCGCACCATTTGGCAGTCTCACGTACAACTCTGATTCACTTATCTTGCAGCCAGGAATATCTCTTACTGCTTCCTTTAAGTATTCCCACGCTACTTCTTTTGCCTGTTTCAATTCTGGGCAGATATAACCATACTTTGGACGATTGAATAGAGTTACGTTGATTTTTAACGCCCTAGCTATCAAGTCGTTAACTGCGGCCACCGTTTTTCCGCACCGACGATGTGCGAGAACAACAGCTTTCTTCTCACTACGAGCATGAAATGCTTTGAACGCGCCGCGTGGCTTGTATTTAAGGACGATAGTTTTTGAATTACTCATCGTTATCGTCACTAGGTGTGCTGTCCCAATCCACTACGATAGGCTTACAGTTGTCTAACGGTGAGTCAGGCACGTTAGTAATGATGGTTAGTGGACCGTTCGCTGCGATCATGTTGTTCTGCTGTGGTAGCATGCGAGAATAGAGCTTATAAAACTCTGTTGGGTTTTGTGCTGCCCATAGAGCAAACTGCGGTTGTCCGCCTATCAGAGCGAAAGTAAAGTCGAATGCGTTCTTTACCCTATCAGCGTCTGTGATTGAGTAGTGAAACGCTGGATTTATCTTTGGTAGTTGATTACCTAGTATGTCGACATACGCATTAGCCGCATCACTCATCGCATCAGACCGCAATTCTTGTAGCGATTTACCAGGCAGGGTGTTAACTAAAGCCTTCCTACTTACATAAGGTCTGCGTTTTGCTTTTGTTTTTGGTTTATCTGTCATTTATTTTCCTTTTGCGTCATCAATGGCATATCAGTTAATATGTTTGATGTGGCGTAAATACTTCAGAAGTATTTATATAAAAGGGAATAAAAATGGCAAAAATCAATATAACGAGAGAAAATCAAAGGAAGTTAAAGAAGTTAGGGCTGTCGCCCGATATATTTGATGCTGATAAGTTCCAGCGTGATGTAGCTATCTACCACGCTATGTGTGAGCGAATCAAGCTGCTGGAAGAGTCTGATGA